ATCCAGCCAATACATCTTAGCAATAGGGTGGTCTGTGTCTTGGTAGCGGTTGTATAGCTGCTCGACTGTATGAGTATATTTCATAGCGTCCCTGCTAAATTATAGGCATAAAAAAAGCCCCATCGAATTAACGATAGGGCTTAAATCAAAAGGCTGCTTGCATAGAAACGTGCAGCATATACCTACCTTAAAGCATCTTACTTAGTTTGTCAATTAGTAGTTGCTTGATTAAATATCATCCATCAACATACCCATAATTAACCCCTCTGTGTGCGCTACATACTCCCTTACTCTATGCTCGCTTGCACGTTTACCACTGTCGCCATATAAAAACTGCGTGAGATAACCCCTTGCTATCTTTTTTGGTATCTCGTTATAGACGTACTTCAATATGACGCATTGAGCATGAGCTGGTGCGTGTTTGCTTATCAACGCCATAATGCGGTCAATCTTTAGTGCTTGGCTATCGCTTATCGGGTCATAGTCTAAATACTTAGCCTGTCGCTCACTCTCGCTATCACAAAATGGCGCTGAATTAATGAGCATTTGCGATGGACTGGCACAGCCCTGACTGCCAAAATCCCTTGACCAAGCACCCCAAGCACGTAGCACATTCTGTATATCGTCAATCATTCCCCACCCCTAATCCAATGATAGTCGTCCGGCTGTGGCAGCCATAAACCTTGCGCGTTATAAAAGTGATATATCTCGTGTAGATACTCACCCATTTGTTTTGTACTTGCTTTGGTGGTGCTGAATAGTCTTGCTACGCCCTGCGCTAACTGCTCGTATTCCTGAACGCTTAAATGCTTTTTAGCTTCATTCAGCGCGATAACCGTTTCTGCCGTCTCTAAGTCGTCACGCTGATAAATCCTGACCAAGTGAGCGCGTTTTAGTATCGTGTGCTGCTGCTCTTTAGTGTTGCCGTCCTTACCTGCAATGATTGTTACCCATTTCCAGTAAAGCGAGTTTTGAGCCACTGACCGCGCTCTATCCTTACTAATCACTTCAACCGTTACAATCGTTTCGACTTCGTGATTGTCTTTATGCGCCTGGTACATCGACATGACATAGGCGCATAGGTTGGTAAAAATATCTAAGCTGATAACTCTAAAAACTCTCCGGATAGTTTTGAATGGCTGCATCGTCTGCCCTCCTTAGCGTTTCATTTGTGCTTTCTAGTTTTTCTAAAAACCAATCTAGCTGCTGCTGCCTTGTCTGCTGTGATAAGTTTTGATCCAAATTGGCATGGCATGAGTGACATAGTGGTATCGCGTACTTATCATCAGCCTTAATCCCCTTGCCCTTGCCATGCACCCCAAAGTTGCTATGCGCTGCCTGACTTCTTGGACTAGCACCGCATTGGCAGCAAGGTAGCGACCTGATAGCATCAAGCCGCTTTGAATCTCTATTGCTCACTTTCAAGCCTTGCGATTTCATCTTTGATGAACTCAATTACATATTCCCACTGCTGCGAACGAATATTAAACATCGCATCTCTAATGTTTCCGTCGCGATGAATAGCAACTTGATACATTGCGCGGAGCCAAGACTCATCTGTTATAAATCTATCGCTATCTGCCAACTCAGCGCACCGAACCGCTTTCTTTAAATCTTCAATATCGTCCCACTTGTTGCCACAGCGATAGAGATACTTAAAGCACGCTCCACCAAAGTACATCATGTGCTTAACAACCTCTGTGCAGCCAACACCACTTGCATCTTTGTAGTGTGGCGGATGGTTTACCATGTCAACGCCAATCATTAGCGACTTACCATCTGCAAACTTGCCGCTTAGTGCTGCATGGCACATTTGGCAGTTGTTGTTTTCATCCATGCACATAACCTCTAATTGATGGCCTGTGTAATCGTGCTTGCAGTTATTGCAGATAGGGCTTTTTTCTTTATGCCTGACAATCGGATAATCAACATCACTCATAACTCACCCCTTAAATCTGTATTTATCAAGAAAGCTCTCTACGCTATCAACGCAAGTCTCAGCATTATCATCTGCTGCCATCGACTCAATAACCGCCAAGCCTCCGCAATTAATCCAAATAGCCACAACCTCACAAACTAAATTCTCGCCCTTGTGTACCCACTCTTGACCGACTGCAATGGTTCTTCTTAGCTTAATCTTGCTCATTCCCACTACTCCTAATCGCTCGCTCAATCAGCTTGTTTTCTTTCTCGATAGCGCTAGCACCTATTGCGACTTTAAACGGCTGTACGGCTATCTCATGACCGTTTACGACAACCCTGCCTAGCACCTTGCCGTCTCGATAACTCATCATTGTTATTTTTGGCTCAATCATCGACGTAACCCCTTAGTTATCTCGTTCACCATCAAAGCTAAGCTCATACCTGTGTTAAAGGAGTAAATGTTGTAACCTGCTGCCCACCAACCAATCGAATTAAAAACCACTGAAAATATAAAGAACCCCAACCAATATTTATTCATCATCAAATCTCTCGTATAAGCCTCGCAAATCACTTGTAGTACCTTTGCATCTAAAAGCGATTTACTAAGCGTGTACCCTTGTTATTTTTGCAATGCTTGCGGTTTTAGCGTTGGTACACAATAAGAGCCGCGTCACGAGAGTGTTCATTCGTTCGACCTTGCCAACCTGTGATGCGCTTAAACTCATCTGCTGACTTTTTCAGACCTTTACCCATCGGTTTTATAAAATAGGCGCTATACTCATTTTCAGCACACCAGTCTTGCCAAATCCTTGCATCGCGTTTTACGCTACCTGCGCCCTGTAATCGTGCATCTGACTTTTTGGTCTTGCCGTGAAATCCGATCCATAGCCGCGCATCTTCGATATACAGCTTTGTTTTTTCTTTTGGGTATTCACACACCAGATTCATTGCTTGCGTGATTGTCATGCACTCTACGCGCTCTAAAACACCGTTAATCGATACCGCTACGCCTGTGCTAACACCTGTGTCGATACCGATTTTTACTTTTTGTATTTGCGCTTCTGATAGTTCAGTCATTTGACGGCCTCACTTGCTAGTTCATACCCAGCAGTAAACTCATGCTCGTAACACCACATACACTCATTCTTTTCTGTGGTGAACCAAATCTTGCCGCTATCATTCAAAACCAAATTTTCAGCCGTCCACTCTGGATTGTCTTTACGTTGGTACTTCTTGCTGTAGTCAATTTTCATATCAATCCTTAATAATCTCGTTAAAACTCTTGCGCGACATCGTTTCCTTTGAACCGTCCGTGTAAGTGATGACCACCGTGTCGCTCTTAATCCATTCTTCTTTTTGCACCACTTTGTCGTTGTATCGGTTGGTTTTCATGCTAAGCCCTCACGACTGCGTACGAGTTAATCAAATCAATCTTAGTGTCCGGATGCTCTTTGCGTATGTCGTCCACAAAATCATTACCAAAACCGAATATCACTTTTGACAAGGATTTTTGACCACCTTTGACCTTAAACCCCATAACGGTGTGACCTCGTTTGTCTCCGTCTGTATCAAAAATATGCAGTGCGACTTGGAATTTACGTTCGCGCCTCATAATCTCACCGCGCTTCTGACCTGCTCTCCAATCCTCTGTAAACTCAGCTCGATCCGCAGCCCTTTTGTAATCATCGTCATGCAAAAATATCTTGAAATAGCCGTCATACACTGGCTCAAACTTTTTCGGCTCAGGCTCTACCTGTCCTAGATAAACCTTTCTCGCTAGTGCATCACGCTTTTGGGCTTCTCGCTTCTTTTGCGCTGCTGTCTTTTTGTTTTTGCTCATGCGCTCATTCTCCGTAATTCTGCTAATTTGGCTGTGATTTGCTTATCCGTTTCACTACCTGCCTTGACTACCGTGCGCTCATAAGCCAACTGTCGTTCTTGTGGTATCTCAAAGCGCGTACCGTTCTTGTGCTCTCTCACTACTTCGTCATACACACCCTGAAACGTCTTGAAGTAATACTCAGTGGCACTGGCCAACACTCCCCAACCGATGCGGTTTGCTGTCTCATAAACCACCTCATGCTTCCAATCTCGCTTAACATCGCCTCTCATGCCGCAGTTTTGGCAAGCTGTGTTGAAGGCTGATTGTGCTGCTGGGTACTCACTAGGCTTGTTTTGGCGTACTAACTCGATAAAATCCTGTGCTGCTGTTGGTGGCCATTTAAGATTTAGCGATAACTCTGCTGCTTGGTTGAACTCTTTGAGCGTGATACCTGAGTTCTTGATCGCAAGTGTCCATAGCTCTGCTGTTCTCAAATCTAGCGTTTGTCGCTCTTTTAGCTTGCTGCCATACATTCGTAACCAATCTTCAAACAAGTCAATGACAAGGTTAATTGACCGTTCTGAGTTCGCCTGTGTTTGGCTGTGTGTTTCCGTACTTAGCTCTTGCTTCTGCTCTGAGTTGGTCAAAGTGGTTAGGCTGGCTGTTAGCTGATTGACTGATTGCATTGTTATTCCCCTGATAATTTGTTTGCTGTGGTTTTGGCTGAGCGTTCAAATACCAATCAGCGTTAAATCCCTTCCAAGCTTTACCAATCCAAAAAGTAATGATTTGATCTAAGCTGTGGCCAGTTGCTTGTTGTGCTTTTTCTAAACCGTTGAATACTGTTGTCCAGGCTGTTTGACTATTCGATGCCTTGGTTTCTTTTCTGAGAATCAATAAGTCATTCCAAATCTGATCAGATACCGATTCAGGTTTTTCAGGTGAGTAAGATTTAGGTGCAGCTTTTTTTGGTTTGGCTTTCTCTATAGTTTTCTTTATAGAAGTTTTCTTTATGTTTTCTTTATTACTTCCCAAATTTTGACCTAGTTTATGGTCATATTTTGGGAATCTAATGGTCATATCTTGGGAAGCTAAATTTTGGGAAGCTAAATTCTGACCATGTTTTTTACCGTCAAAATCAGCAATATTTTCGTAATTCAAAGTGTAAATAGCAGTCTTTCTTTGCTGAGCGTTTTGACTCAAAAACCCAAACTCAATCAACTCATTTACAGCCTTTGAAACTGTGTTTTTGCTCATGTTGCAGTTTTTCTGCAGGAAGGTATTTGATAAGGCGCTTTCATCGTTACCATAGCCAACGATCATTCTTACCATTCGCATGAGCACACTAAAAGCAATCGGAGACAGAAACGGCTGAGCGTCATAGAGCTTGTTATCTACTTGGGTGAATCCTGTCTCTTTCATTGCGTACCTCTTATTTGTTTGCATTACGCAGCCCCCTCGCTGTTGATGCTTTCGATCAGCTTGGCTATAAGGCCGTCTTTATCATCAAACCACTCGCCAGTACGTCTATACTTTTTAAAGTGGATGTGTAGCTCGGACTCTATGTTTTTATCAATAACCGCTAGCATTTCCAGTTTTGCTCCAGCCATGCCTTGAATGTCTTTTAGTCTTTGATCGGGTCTGAGCGACTTGCCAATTTTTATCAACTTCGTTTCTGTGTTTAGAATAAAGTAGGTTTTAGACCTGTTCTTTTTAGATTTATCTTTGGATGAAGCTACAGCTTTAATGTCTTCCATGAATTGAATAAATTCTTCTGCACTGCGCCTTTCTTTAAACTCAGAAACATCGGTTTGAACATTGGCATAAAATTGAGCAACATCACTTTCTTTAATAACTTCTGTCTCGGATGGGCTGTCTTCATCGAACTCAATTACTTCACCACTAGCTAATAGTTCAGCTCTGTATGTGCCGTTAGGATGCAGCACACTAAATATGGCGTCATGGCGAATTGGACGCGACACTACAAAAGGAAGGTTTGATGTGTAGTAGTGCATCATGTAGATGATTGCAGCTCTTGAATCAGGAAAAACCATAGGCTTTTCTTCACTAGACATGGTTTTGATACTTGCTTGATTTAAAATATTCATGTTGCTATACTCCGCTTACGTGTTTAGTTTGTTGAAGCCTTTGAGTTCGCACCTCTTAGGCTTTTTTATTGACCAAAATATATCGAACGATCGCTATACTCTTTCTTACTGGCTCGATTTGGTAACCAAGTTTTCTCGCTTCTCTTACTAGTTTTTGCAGATAGACTTTTGATAAGTCAAAATCGCCAACCTCAAAAACACCTTTCTTCTGTATTTCATCTAAAAACCATTGCAGCTTTTGACTTGGTTCTTTTGGTTCTGCTTTGCGATCCTCCTTTTTCCATTCAGTTAATTGCTTTGCTATCTTCTTAGCGTCTTGCTCATTCTGTTTTGCTAAGTTTTTAAGTGCTTGTTTGTGCTCGCGTTGAGCTTTGGCGCGCGCAACCTTGCGCTCTCTCGGACTCATTTCACGTAAAAACAGTTGATCGATATCTGCTACGCTGCGGATGATTCCACCGTTGGGCTTATTTTCAGCACGTTTCTGTGGGAATTGATTTAACCAGGCTTCTACTTCGTCAACTGGCATGGCTGTCTTGCTGACTTTCGGATAACGACTTTGAGTCGAAAAATACATTTCTTGTGATGACATAATTAACCCCAATGAATAAGTAGATAGAATGCGATTGCAGCAAGTGTGATAACTAAGACCGTGCTTCTAACGCTTTGCCAAAAATCCACGTTCTTTTGATGCTTGCGTTGTCGTTCGGCATCATTCACTAACTTCACTTGATAGCGGTGCTCGTCCAAACGGTCTTGCTTGATACCAGCTGCCAGTGCTTCGTTGGCTTGTGCTTCGTTCCATTCCATGTCTGCGTGTCTCCTTGCACATTCTTGTTTGTAAGCTTGTCGCCACATCATCTGAGCGTGGTTGACTGCATGTTCAAAATCTTGGTCGTCGGATAACTGTGTGTCGCTCATTGTCTTAACCCCAGTGTTAGCTGTGCTTGATTGATAAGGTTTTGAAAAATACTGCTGTTTGCCTTTTTGGTTTTCTTGCGCTCCGCTAAACCTTTGCCGTGGATTGAACCAATAGCCTTGTCAAAGTTTTCCTTAGCGCAAATTTTGTTGATTTCGTCTTGCAGTGACACCGTTTGGTTTTCTAACTGCTTCCATCTTTTGATGACTGCATTTCTTAACTTGACGCTGTAACCGGTGACCAAAGTAAGAGTTAGTTCTTCATCTAAAACATACTCAGTTTGTTGACGGTTCATTCCATCTAAATAGATGCGCTCAAATCTGAGCGTATCTATCTCAAGCTCATTCAGCATAAGGGCGCAGTCACGTTTAACATTCTTGTGCTCCTTGCCTGTTAGTTCTGCAATTTCACGACTGCTCATCTTTAAGTCGCTGCTAAATAAATCACTAAGTATTAGTTCCATTAGACTTCCTCCAACTCTCTGGTTTTTACGCCATGCTTTTTGCAAAGCTGCGATAACTTGTAGTAAGACTCATAACGCATACCGTTTGCATCTACCCCGCTGTAGATTTGAGATACACGTCCTTGCGTTATTCCGATTTTCTTTGCAAGCTCTGCCTGCTTTAACCCTGCGACGTTAATCAAGCCTTGTACTGCTAGGCTGCAATCAAAGGGCGCTGTTAGTTTCTCACCCATCTTAATCCCCTTTATTAGATAACTATTAACTTGACATGTTCATATTAGCAAACTAATATACAAATTAAAAGCTATCTTATGATTATTTCGGTTAAATTATTAGAGGATTAATAAATACATGGGTATTTTTATGCAGAACGATCTTGGTAAGCGCGTAAAGTTTCAGCGCGATAAGCACGGCTGGTCTCAGTCTGAGCTTGCGAAACGTGCAGAGGTTAGCCAAGGTGCAATAAGCCAGTTAGAAAACGGAACGTCAGAAAATACACGCCACCTATCTAAGATAGCCAAAGCACTAAAGGTAACTACTGAATATTTAACAGACGGCAAAGAAATGGTGAGAGACCAAATGCCACCAATGGAAGACTACGTTATTATTGGTGGTGATAAAGCTGGTCAACACCCAAGCCCTGATGAATACGTGATGATTCCGCAGTACGATTTGGGCGGTAGCTGTGGTAGCGGTAGTATGGCTGGTGAGGTTTCTGTTAGTGGTGGCATAGTCTTTAAAAAGGACTGGGTAAGCATGATAGGAAAGCAAAGCGAGAACCTGGCAGTATGTCATGCAGTGGGTAATAGCATGTACCCTACTATAGAAGAAGGTCAGGTTTTGCTAGTTGATGTTACTGAGACCGAGCCGAAATCAACAAAGATATACCTAATAAGAATTGATGGACTCCATTATATAAAACGCCTGATACATATGTTTGGCAAGTGGATTATTCGCTCTGATAATGCAGACAAGAACAACTACCCTGATATTGAGATTGATGCTGATCGCATGGGCGACATTCAGATTGAAGGTCGTATAGTTTGGAAAGCAGGACTGCTATAAAAGTATAAAGAACAACGAACCCAGCCACTGTGCTGGGTTTTTTATTGTCTGAAAAATATAAATATAACCTATCTATTAAAAATAATAAGCAAACTACTACCTTTTTGTAACTAGCTAATATTAGTTATTAGTTATCTATTGACATTAATTATTAGATAGCTAATAATAACTACATCGCAACGGAAACGACCCGACGAGGGAAGCGATACCAAATTCAAGACGGCAAAAAGCCCTGAACATCCGACCAAGAACGCAGGGCTTTACTTACTAATAAGCGAGGACAGTATGACACAGCAAATCAGATTAGACAATAACGCTGACCACGAGTTAAGTGAATCAGGTACAAGCGGTACGGTTTATATCGCAATGCCGAACGACGTATCAGTTGAGATTTACTTTGAGACTGACGCAAATCAGAACATCAACCTGCTAATCGTAGGCG